ACCCCTTTCTTTAAGTGTTTGTTTTTATTGGTGAAATTCGTAGATATTCTTAGTCGTCTAGATCAAATTTTCTGTCCCATGCCCAACTGATTCGTTTTGTCTTGGACATCTCTATTTCATAATGTTTGTTCGTCCTGTCGTTCATATTTGCAAGATGATATCCAGCATCTTCGTCAAATCTTCTTATCTCTTCGTATATCTTGTAGTTTGCAGATAATTGTCTGGATCTCTGCATCCCTAACCACATTCTTCTTATTACATTGTTAACATAGTCGCACACCACACAGGTGCTATCATAAACTGCACTTGCAACTGACATTCTTCTTATCCTTATTTTTTGAAAATGTATTCTTGACTGAACACGAAACTATTTATACTAGTTTACCTCTAAACTAAATGCATAGTCCTTATGCAGATTAGACAACTCTTCTTTTGAACTTGGTGATGTTTCTCATCTGGAGTTCGTTGTTAATCCACTGTTGTGCTCTTTTGTTTTGTATTTTCTTGTTTGCAAGTGATCTAACTCTTTTAAACACATCAGTCAAAATATCCTCTGTTGCATTATTATTATCAATGATTATGAAGTTACCTTTGAAGAAGTTATTGAACTTACCTATGTTTTTCTGAACATCATTCCAAGATTTAACAACTAATGGTTCTGCAAGTTTTCTTGCTCTATCTGCATTTCTCTGTAGTGCAACATCAAGTGATGTGTTTACAAATATCATGTGAGTGTCGTAACCTATAGCCTCTAAGTTTCTTGCTTGTCTTGTGATTTTTTCAAAGTCTTTACCTGTACCATCTATGATGAGTCCAAGTCTACCCTCTATGTAGTTTGTCTGTTTTGCTTTTGTTATTTCTTTTGCACGATCTCTAATCTTATCTCTGACTTGAGTGTCCATCGCTCTGGTATCAAGTGAGTGTCCAGCATCTTTTAGTTTTTTCTCAAATGCATCATCTGAGTTCACTACTCTCATTCCAAGACCACCAGTGGTTTTCCTAACAACGTAGGACTTACCACTGCCTGGCCCGCCTGCAAGGAAGAATGCTTTAAATATGTTGGGGTCGTTGACTCCCTCTTGTAAATGTGAGAATGTTTTCATCCTGTGGCTCTTTTCTTTTTATTCTATATTTAGTAATCTGTGTCGTTGGTGCAATCGTTGGTTTAGTAGTTCTATGTTGACCTAAAAAATTAAATTTCTTTAGTTTCATTTTAGATTTGTTTGTCATGTGTTTGTTGCTCCTGTTAATATTGTCATAACAAAAATATAGAATACTCCTTTCTATCTCGGCCCACTAGTGGGACTTATGAATTTTGATTGTTTAGTGGGTGGTGGGATTGGTGTACTCTGTTGTACTCCTCCCAAACTCTCTCCTAGTCCATCTTTGGTCAACTGCATATGTATGACATGAGTTCTGATTGGTAAATCAAATGTATGTCTAAGTTTTGTTATCAAGTATGCCCCAGAGTAAAGTTTATCTTCGTTTTCGTCTGTACTTCCAACTGCTGGTAGTGATAGTTTTACTACATCACCAACAGTCAAAGTTGTCTGACCATGAATGGTCACATTAATACTTATACCATCTGTGTATTCTACGAACCTAGATTTTCTATCTAAAAGTGTTTTATTTCTCTGATTTGGTGTTCCACTCTCATAATTTTTATCTGTTTCACCCTCTCTAGATATTGGTATGAGATGCACGTTAGATTCAGTTGTTTGTTCATCATCAAGTGTTTCTATAGACTCTACTGCGTTAGTGGTATATTGTCTGTTATCTGATATTCTTTCATTTGCACTAAAGTCCTCGTCACTAAAATAATTAAAAGTCTTTTTAGTATACTTTTTACTATACAGATTATACTCTATCACATTACCACCAAAAAGTCCAGCGGTTGTGTTTACTAACATATCTTTTGTGGTCTTGATGGAATACTGCAATATTCTTTTTAAGTTCTGCATTATCTTACCTGACTCTGGGTCTGGAGTTGATTCCTCATCAAACCCTTTATCACCAGAGTGAAACTCTCCCCTCACACCTTGTTCTTGTGCCTCTTTATATAGAAACTGTAAAGTCTTGAAATGAAATCCATGTTTGTTTTCAAAGAACAGATAGTGTGGAGAACCATTCTCAGATATCGCTTCTTTTGTTAACTTGGATATGAAAGTGAAAGGATTGGAATTAGGAACTATGTACTTTCTTGTTCCAATTGTTGGTTCTATGAAAACCTGTTTTGATGTCTTGATACCAAGACTATCCCCTGTCATCAAATCATCAACTATGTCACCTATGTTCGCTTTACTGTTGACATATGACTTTGATATTCTTTTTCTGGTATTCTTGACAGCCTCTGGTGAAGTGAAAGACAATTCATATATCTGACCTCCAGAACTGACCTCTTGTCTTAAACTTACTCTGTTGACAATGAATGGTGTTTCAGTGAAATCTATTATATCTTTGGGGTCATTAAGTGTTGGTGTCTTTAGTTTTATGAAAAGTTCTTCCTCACCCTGTATTGGTAACATTGTAATTACATCTCTGATATCAATTAAGATTATACTACCTGTGATGGTATTCTTAAATATATCTTCAAATATGTTTATTTCATTTACGAGTACGTCAGACAATAGGTCTGCGACCTCACCACTTGGTGTTACTAATCTTAAATCTTCAACACCAAACTCACCAGCAAAATTTATACTTTCTGACACTAGAGGACACTTTCTTTCATTAGTGATTTAAACTCTTCAACAAAGGTATCAACAAATCTTGGGTCAAGTAATTTTATCTTACGTTTATTATCCTGTTCCCTCTCTTCATACTCCCTGTTTGTAACTGTCGAGGCACTAGAGTAGAAATCTGCATCACCAGTATACAATGCAGTATTGTTGTATACTTCTATCTTGGTTCTATCACTACCAGAACTTTGTGTGATTTCATAGTGATGAACACCATCTGGGTTATCATACTTCTCATTTACATAAGTGTTAAACTGTTGTTCTAACATGGGCCACTGGTGATAACGATCTGTTATATCATTTGTTATTAATATGACCCAATGTAACTCTGGGTCTTCATATAGTTTGTCTGCAATGGACTCTGGTGTTTCACCATTTTTGATATCATAGGTATCATACAACATTGCATTGTCTTTTGCTTTAGACCTAAGTGCAACACGTTTCATAAGATTAGTTACAATCTTTGGATTACCTTGTCCTTTGGAATCGTATAGTATTGTGGGAAAAGAATCAAAATACATTTAGAAACCCTCAAACACTCTTTCTCTGGTAATGAGTTCCATCTCTTTGAAGTTTAGTGTTATAGATGTTTCTACAGGAGGAGCACCATCAGCAGTTGCATCAAAAGTTTTGTATCTATCTCCACCATATGAAACATTCATATTCTCTAACACACAAGTAGATATGTGATGTAGAAATTCATTTGTTTTACCAGCGTACATATACTGAATATCAAAAGTATTAGGAACTACTAATCGTCTACCAGCACGATTACCACCAACAAACTCTGGTAACATATTCGCTTTGAAAGCAAACACTATCTTTCTTATCATCTCCGCTTCTCTCTCGTTCTTTGGTATCATTTTAAATGTATACTGAAACACTCTTTTGTTAATACCTTTGAACGCAAGTTCTAATCTATCTGATATTATCGCACCCTCTTTTGCTTCAAATGCTTCTTTTGTACCAGCGAAGCCTGGAATTGCACCGATAGTTCCTAACATAAATCTTTCTAATCCATTTGCAATCTCAGGCGCTACACCTGTTATATCATTTATTGCACCTTTTACATCACCACTCTTTGCAGAGTTAAATGCGTTCAAGGCCGCTTCTGTAAGATAACCTATTTCTGTGTCTGTGTAGTTTGCACCATATGTCACCTGTACAGATGCAGGCATATACATTGCAATTGCAGTTTTTAATCTCTTAGTTGCAGCTCTCTTAATCCTAACTGTAGAACCTTTACTTTGATATCTACTCGAAGCGTTATCTGCGGCTTTCTTAAATCTCTCTTCTGCGAAAGGGTCATTTCTTGCAGTTTCAGCCATATCTGCATTGAGTTGTTTTACTTTTGCAGACTCATTGTTCTTTGCAACGTAACTACCTGTTACAGTATCCCACTCTTTAATATATTTTGGTATGTTGTAACCTTGTGACACATCATCTACAACACTACCTTTGTCTGTCGCTTCACTTGTTCTGAGTTTCGCTCTTTCTTGGGTATTAATATAAAACATGATATAGTGACCATGATTACCCAAGCCTGGGTCACCACTTGATACATCTAATGGAAACTCTAAGTTCTGCGTTGAGTGTTTACTTAATCCTCTGGGGTCTATTCTACCAGAGTTGTCTATATCAAGTACTTGTCCTACAGGCCCTAGTGCATTGGAAACGAACTTCTTTATACCTTGTTGTGCAATGGGAATGAACTGACTTGCAAGATTAAACTCTACCATGATATCTCCTGTCTTTATAAGTATTTATACATGAAGTCGTACAAAGGTAAGTATAAACCAATGAACCCCAAGAAATACAGGGGTGACCCAACTCAAGTGATCTATCGCTCACTCTGGGAACGAAAACTTATGGTCTATTGTGATAAGAACACCTCTGTGATTGAGTGGGGTAGTGAAGAAATAATCATACCATATCGTTCACCCAAAGATGGTAGAATACACAGATACTTCCCAGACTTCTACATGAAAGTTAAACAGAAAGATGGAACGAATAAAAAGTTTGTGATTGAGGTTAAACCTAAAGCACAATGCAAAGAACCTGTAAGGAATCCAAAACGTAGAACTAAAAGGTGGTTGAATGAGGTATTTACCTACGCAATCAATCAGGCTAAATGGAAATCAGCAGAAGAATTTTGCGAAGATCATGGAATGGAGTTCAAAATTTTCACAGAAGATCATTTGTTCCCCAAGTATAAATAATACATGGCAGTCAAAAACTTTATACAACAAGTACAACAAGCCGCAAAGGATAGACCAAAATCTACTGAGTGGTACAAAGATAAAATCAAAGAGTTTGGTACACCCAAAACCTTAGATCTTATCCGTGATGGTAAACAGTCAAAGTCACCATTTGGTGGTGTGTTAAATATGTTTGTCTATGCACCTAAGTTTGCAAAAAAGTTACCATACTACGATACGTTCCCTCTGGTACTGCCGATAGAGTCATACTCAGATGGTTTTTTGGGTATCAATCTACATTATCTACCCATACCATTGAGGATTAGACTACTTGACAGATTGACTGATTTCAGTAATAATACAAAGTTTGATAAGACTACGTTTCTACGAGTAAGTTACAATGATGTGAAAGGTATCGCATCAGTTAAACCTACTATACATAAATACTTATCTGGGTATGTTAGATCACGTTTCCGTAGAATAGATGCAGACGAATTTGTGATTGCAACATTACTACCAGTACAAAGATTTAAAAAGGCAACTGCAAGTGCAGTCTGGAGTGACAGTAGGAGAATGTTATAATGTCATTAGGAAACGCAGTACAAGGTTTTGCATTTGGTGTTCTGAATGAACTAATAGGTTTAATCAGAGACAGTAATGGTATATCAAAACCCTCACGTTATGAAGTGATACTTTTACCCCCAGCAGGAGGTAGAGCGACAACAGGGGTTTCTGCAAATCCTTTCGCATCAATAATGCAACAAAATACAGGAGATGGAACTGCAAGAGAGGTTTCACTCAAAGTAGAAAATATATCTATGCCTGGTAGAAATATTGATACTGCACCAGACACAAACATCTACGGGCCCACAAGAGAGATTGCACAAGGGTTTTCTTTTGCAGACATTGATGCAACCATTCAGTTATCCTCAGATTTGAGAGAAAGAAAGTTTATAGAAACATGGCAGAGATTGTCATTTAATCCTGTAACTTGGTCTATGGGTTACTATGATGACTATACTGGAGCAATACAAATATACCAGTTAGATGAAAACGATGAAAGAAGATATGGTGTGGAGTTGATAGAATGTTTTCCTAAAAACATATCTGCACAAGCATATGACTACTCAAACATAAATGCACAATCAAAAATGACTGTATCTTTTTCATATAGATACTGGAAGAACTTAACAGATGAAGGTAATCTTCCAATATCTTTACAAGGCAGACTTAATCGACTTGCAGTAAATACAATTGAAAGACAATTGACTTCAAGAATACCAGCAGTAGTTTCAAGACTATTTTAATATTATAGAGGATGAAAAATTATGGCGTTACCACGAATTGATACTCCAACGTATCAACTTAAACTTCCATCAACACAAGAAACAATAGAGTACAGACCTTTTCTAGTCAAGGAACAGAAAATCATCATGATGGCTCAAGAGAGTAATGATGACCAAGAGATGATACTTGCGATGCAGAAACTAGTACAGTCTTGCACCTTTGAGAAACTTAACATTATGCAGTTACCCATCTATGATGTAGAATATATGTTTCTTAAAATTAGAGGCAAATCTGTGGGTGAAACTGTAGAACTAAATCTTATATGTCCAGATGATAATGAAACACAAGTTGCAACTAAAATCAATCTAGAAGACATACAGGTTCAAATGACAGTAGGTCACAGTAATGAAATAAAAATTACTGATAATGTTATACTACACTTGCGTGACCCAATGTTCTCAGATGCATCATCTATTGGAAATATAGAAAGTGCAGAGGGTATTTTTAAATTACTAAACAAATGTATAGTGAAGATAGTATATGGTGATGAAGAGTATCACAGGACAGATATATCTGAAAAAGATATAAATGAATTTGTTGACCAATTAAATACAGACCAGTTTGATAGTATTATCAATTTCTTTGTAACTGCACCAAAACTACGTCATGTGGTTTCGGTAGTAAATCCAAAGACAAATATAAAAGGTGAGGTGTTATTGGAGGGCCTGCAAAGTTTTTTAGTATAGGTCTTTCTCATGATACAGTTTATAATTACTATAAAACTAATTTTGCATTGATGCAACATCATAAATATTCTTTAACAGAATTAGAAAATATGATGCCGTGGGAAAGAGAAATCTATATGGGTCTGTTGATGCAGTGGATTAAAGAAGAGAACGAGAGAATGGAAAGAGAGAAATCTAAACAAAAGTAGAGAGGTACTAAAATGGCCGTTGAAGTAACAGTTGACCCAGAGGTCGCAAAAAAAGATACTAATGGTGATGGTCACATTTCAAAAGAAGAAATGGAGTTGGATTTGGAATTTAAAAGAAAAGAACTTGAAGATGCAGATGCTCGTAGAGATGCGATGCGAAAGATGACATGGTTTGCATTGATGGGTATGTTATTATATCCAGCAGGAATTTTGATTACGTCTGTGTTAGGATATGAGGGAACTGCAAAGATTATTGGTGATATCGCACCGACATACTTTGTTGCAATCTCAGCGTTAGTTGCCGCCTACTTTGGTGCAAACGCATATGTAGATAAGAAGAAGTAAGATGGCAGAAGCACCTAACTTTGCACTCGCACTCCAAGAGATTAGACAACAGAATGAGTTGAATAGAATACAACAG